GAACAGTATGTGTATTCAATGCACTAACTGGATCAGCTGTTGCGGCTGTTGGACCATTCATATGAATGTTTGATGCTGTTTCTGTATGATTTCCACCACTATTAAAGTCTGACGTTGTTCCTGCTGTAAACTTGTTTGCACTACCTGTGTTTAAATCAAAGTTAGTTGATGTTGTAATTTTTCCGTTTGCACCGATTAATATGTTTGTGTCAGCACTTGACTCTATTTGTATTTTTCCTTTGCCAGCTTTTGTTCCTGTGTAATTTCCACTTGCTTTTAAGTACAAGTTAGCACCAGCTTCAATTGTAACATTACGGTCTGCTGTAAAGTTAAAATCATTCTTAGTGTGCATACTAATACTATCGCCGGCATATATATCAACTTTGCCATCGCTTGTAAGTTCAATCCAACTTGTTCCTCTAGCATTACCTACATAAATCAAATCTTCACTATTATGTAAAAGTATTTGATGCCCTGTTCTAGTACGCACACGGAATAATTCGTTGTGTGGAAGGTCTGGCTTGCCATCAGTTTCATTAGCCATTACATCAGCATACTCTGGAGGACCATCTTTGGCTGTAGTTTTTCTTAAAAATTTATCATCGCCATCATCTGCTACAAGTGATGTGCCGCCAAGTCTTGATTTAAAGACATCGGCATTTCCTTCTAATGTTCCTATTTTTGTTTTTGGAGCACCTGGGCGTTTGTCAATTGGTCCTGGAGTATTAAATCCAAAGACTGCACTAGGAACTTCTCGTCTAGCACTTGATGTTGTAATGCCTCTTGCTTCGTCAAAAATTAAACCTTGCTCAATAAGACCATTTGTAAAATCTTCTTGGAACGGTTTTTTAAACTTAGTTGGATCTTGACCTAACCCTAATTCAGTTTCTTTATTATACTCTGTTACAGGTAATTTTGCACCCTGCATTTTTTCAGGTTCAGTTTTTGTAGTGTGTGATGTTGCGGCATTTCCCGGAACTGCAAAATTTGAATATCTATCTTGTACACACCCTAACCAATAACATTGGTTGGGATTACCTTCTGCAAAAATTATAAGAACCTGTGTTCCGACATCAGGCGGAATCATCCACATACCATAACTTTGTTGTGAATCTCGGTAACCGTCATTTTTTGTTACTCCTGCTCTCGGAGTTTGTCCTGTAAATGGTGACAAATATCTTGCTTGATACATTGAGCCGTTTGCAAAGTTTGAGTTACCTGTTGTTGTAGTTTTTAATAACTGAACTTGTAAAGTTCCCATATATTCAGAATCAACAAAACTAACAACCTTAGCAAGATATGGTCCAGGGAACATTACCGGAACTTTGTGAACTGATACTTGATCTATTAATGGACTATACATTATCTCTGCATTCCTCTACTGGATTGTGAACTGTTAGTAAGTGTAGTAGTTTTATCTGCACCACCTTCCAAACTTGCACCAACCTTTTCTCCAGCTTGTTTGTTTTTGTAGTCAAGCTCTGCTTGATTATTCATTCTTAGTAACGTTAGCATTTGTGTAAATTTCCCGCTATCAAATGTATGTTTTACTTCATTAACTTTATATAATCCACTAAACTGTCTAACTGTCACTCCATCAGTTTCTGATTGTACTGTTGGAAATTCTATAGTTGAACTACTAGAACTATAATCGTATGGTGTTTTAAAATTCAATCGTACAAACTGTTGAGAACGTACATGATCTATTTGACCATCTGCGTCTTGGTACCAAGTTGATCCTTCTGCTGATTGGTAATTGCCTGTTCCGCTATCACTTAAGAAATACGGATCTCCCATAATTTCTAATTGCACTTCAACCAAGTCTACTCCGCTGTTAACAAGTGCTTTATGAAATGTTCTTGCAATTACTTCTTTAGTGTCCGAAGGTACTGCTCGCATTCCTGATGTAATAATTTCAATATCAGATTCAATAACTGATTTAAGTGGTACTATTGGTTTCTCTTCTTTGCCTTCACTGGCTACTATTTTCTTTGATGTATCTTCTTCATTAGCAGTTGCCGAATCACCAGCATTTTGTGCTGTACTTGTGTCTCCCGCTTGATCTCTCGGAATTGGTGTTAAAAATCTTGCATTAAATGTTAAATCAAAGTTTAAAACATTTTTGTTTTTGCCTGTGTACAAATAATTGTATTCTCTTGCAATATCATTTATTGGAGCCTCTGGAGCAATATCTCCTGGAGCCATCCAAGTACTAGCATGTACAGCATAAGGTATCACTTTAAAAATGTATATAAACGGTGGGCGACCTTTGCGTTGTTCAATTCCATCAATTGGAACTTGAAATACCATTGTTGAAATACTAAACCAATCACGGTATCCTGCAACCTGCTTTGACTCAAGCATCTGTTTTCCGTATTCGCTCATTAATACTAGTTCTTCAATAATGTTATTGATCTTAGTACCTTTTTCAAATTTAAATGCACGTTTGTCTGCAGGGATAGTGTTTAGTTTTAGTTCATATGTCTTTTTAATTGGATCATACATTTGGTCCATTGGTAACGGTTGTACTTCACCTGATTGTAATGCCGTAGAAACTAATTTCGACCTACCAATTGCATTCATTTCATCTTCTTTTAGACTCTGTGCTAATTGTGCTTGTACACCTTTACCGGATTGTATTTTAATAGTTTCAACTCCGGAAATTTTTTCTAAGAACCCAGACATATCGTCTACGGCTTCATTGTCAGAGTTTAATTCGTTAACTTGTATTTCGCTTGACCTACGTGCCTTAGCACTTTGTAGTGCATTTTTAGGTGGAAATAATATAATATATTGATCAGCATACTCATTAGCATTACCCTCTTCTCTTTTCATAAGAGTGTTATTAAGAATTGCTGTTAAACTTTGTTCGCCACTTTGTAATACTTCTTGCAGATCATTCCCAACAAGTTGCACATCAGTTTGAAGTTGTTGTACTGAATTTGTATTAGCAGATGCTCCTGCTGATATAAACGTAAGTTCATATGTTGTTCCGCTACCGTCAACCGACATACCTGCTTCTGTTAACTGTACCGGCATCATACGTTTTGCGGCTCTCACAGTTTGGTTATCGCCAGTATAGCCTACAAATTCAACCGATATCAAAAACGTTGCTAGTGTGTAGGAATGATGACCTGCCATATTTGCCGCAACTTGTAACGCTTCTAAAAACTGTCCCATACTATAAGGTTCAATTACTTTAAATCCGCCTCTGTGCAGTTGTACAGCACGAGTAGTAGAGTTATATCCAATTATTGAGTCTATATCCAAGCCGTCTATATAATATTCAACTCTGCCGCCTTCTTTTTCCAAAGACGTCATTGCTTTTCTTGCACCGAGGTTTCTAGTTCCTCCGCCACTTTTAATAACAACAACTTCTGGTTCGCTGTTACCATTCATATAGGTGTTGTCAGGATCTAATATTTCTTCAGTAGTTAAACAGTAAAGACCAAACATGTAGTTCATTGAAGTGAACTGTTCGAGCTCATTAGACCCAACACTTTCTCTAATTAATCCTTTAGGTTTTTTGGTGTCAACTCTTTCGTCGGTTGGTTTTACTGTTGCAGACGATTGTTTATTAGTTGGAGTACCAAACTGTGCCGCTGATCGTCCTGGGCTAAAGCCAAACCTACCCTGGCCTATGCTTATACCGGACCCTGAGTTATTTCTATATTCGTTGAAGTCGTCAACGGCTGTAGTACCTAGCTCAACTGTTTCTTTAGTAAAGTCTTTTGTTTCATCAATGCCGCCGGTTCTTTCACCTTCAGTTGTCATCTTATACCCCTAGTCTATCTGCAATAGCTGATGCTTTTGGTAGATAGATTTTAGTGCCTACTTTTAAATCGTATATTGGATCTTTAATAGTGTCCATGTTACGTTGTGCAAATACCCACCATAGTTTAGGACTTCCATACATATCATATGCTAACAAGTCTGGTCGATAATTGTATTGCGGTTCTATTTCATATAATACATCATCTGGTGATGCAGGTATAGTGCGAATTCTCATTAAGTCTAAATATTCGCCGCTTTGGTTATCAGGTGTGTTAAACCAAGGACTTGATGAACCGTAATTAGTTGCCATTAAATAAATCCTTTTCCGTTTTTAATATAGTCACCGTTTACATATTTCTGTAAACTAAACTGTTCAATTTCTCTTCTACTGTATATAGGTTGTACTGTTACTGTAATTAAACTCTGTGTTGGTGCCCAGCTTACCCCGTTTCGTGATGATGTAACAGGTTTGCCTGGTGATAATTCTGTAGTTTTTTCAATCGTTATATCGTCAAGTCCTGTTGCAATATAATCAACATCTTGTGGAAGGTCAACTGTAAAGTTAGTAACCACACATGGAATATTGTTAAAAATAAAGTCACCGTACCCGTTTAATTTAACAATTGGAGGCGGTGCTCCAAGCGTTTCTGAGTCCCCTCCGTAAAACATTTTAGTTACTGAACGCAAATAATGTAGTGCCGCTACCCAGTACTGTGCTTCTATTCCGTTCTGTACAAAAAAGTCTCCAGTAATAACAAGTTGATCCACTTGTGAGTTCTGATAAGCAAAATAGGGGTAATTAGTATGTGTAGGGGCTATTGCACTATAGTTGGCAGAGTGTGCAACAATAATAGTAGGAGTAAACGGAAATACTAATCCGTTAGTATCACTTAAAGGCTTTAACAGTGGAGATGATTTGAAACTAGCAACATTCGGAACACTTAACCTAACACGCCAATCCCTAGCAGTTGGTCTTTTAAATTCAACTTTACCATCAGCAGATGCAAGAGGATTACCATCAATTGGTAAATTCTTAGAACGATTATTTTTAGCAAATCCATCTACATTAACAAAATCTGAGATATCTTGTGCCGCACTTTGTACGCCGGCCGCTAACGCAGATGCACCCTCTGTGACACCCTTTTTAATTGTATTACCTAATTTAGCTATATCAAAGTCTGACATTTGGCGAACTCCTTTACGTTATTTAGTTGACTTTATTAAGTATGTAGTTTATAATAGAGTATAACCTGGAGAAAACTTAAATGAGAAAAGTGAATTACTTAAACAATCGAGACTTGTTGTCTGAGATACATAAATCAAAGAGCACGTTCAGCAGTTTTATGGACCCTGCGGATGCACAATTTGACTTAATATTACCAAGTGTTGATAAAATTAACATTAGAACTATAGCAGAAGCTAAACGAGCCCAAGCTAAACGTATTGGTCATGCAGAATACGAACGAAGGAAGCTGGCTGGTGAGAAGGTTAAACAAGCTGAAACCGAAGTTGACTATAAAACAATAACCAAACAAGACGTGGTATTTAGGGTCATGACATATGATCATGTTCCAGAACAACCGGGTCGTAAGAAAAACCCTAAAACTATAGCTGATACTAAAGTTAAGTTAAATTTTCCTCCATACGTGCATTATAGGTTTAATGCTAACGATGAACTTGAACTTGTAGGTAAAAGTCATTGGGAAGGTGGTATGGAAAATGGTTACTTTAGTTTAAGTGGCGGACAAGCAACTAACAAACTTGCACTGATGTGGATGAAGTTGTGCGAACGCTATGCTACCCGAGGTAATGTACGTGGATATACATACAATGACGAAATGCGTGGACAAGCAATTCTCCAGCTAACGCAGATTGGTCTACAATTTGACGAATCAAAGTCTAATAATCCGTTTGCATATTATACTGCGGCTGTTACAAATAGTTTTGTAAGAATTATTAATATTGAAAAACGTAATCAAAATATTAGAGATGATATTCTTGAGATGAACAATATGAATCCTTCCTTTACTAGACAGAACCAAGGTCAGTGGGAAGCTGAACTTGAAAAGCATAAAAAAGCAACTGAAAAGAAATAGGTTGACACTTGAATCTATATGTTGTACAATAAAGTATAATTCGTGAGGTAAATGATTTGTTTAAAAAGGCCGCTGTCTTTACAGACATACACTTTGGACTAAAGTCCAATTCAAAAACGCACAATGACGACTGTGAAGAATTCATAGATTGGTACATTGAACAAGCTCAAGCCGCTGGCTGTGAGACTGGTATCTTTATGGGCGATTGGCATCATAATAGAAACAGTTTGAACATTACAACACTTGATGCTACTCTGCGTTCTTTAGAAAAGTTGGGTAAAGCGTTTGAAAACTTTTACTTCTTTCCTGGAAACCACGATTTATACTACAAAGACAAAAGAGATTTAAACTCTGTTGCATTTGGTAAACATATTGACGGCATTACAATGGTTAATGAAATTATGACCATTGGTGATAGCACACTTGTTCCTTGGTTAGTAGGAGATGAGTGGAAAAAGATTAGTAAAATTAAAAGCAAGTATATATTTGGACACTTTGAACTGCCTAGTTTCTATATGAATGCTATGGTACAGATGCCAGACCACGGAGAACTTAGAGCAGAACATTTCCAACACCAAGAATATGTGTTTAGTGGACACTTTCATAAGCGTCAAGTTAAAGGACCTGTACACTATATTGGAAATGCATTGCCACACAACTATGCAGATGCATGGGATGACGAACGTGGCATGATGATTTTAGAACACGATGGTGAACCTGAGTATATTAACTGGTGGAACTGCCCTAAGTATCGTACTGTAAAACTAAGTCGACTATTAGATGAGAAAGATACACTTATTAAACCTAAGATGTATTTGCGAGTTTCATTAGACTTACCTATTAGTTACGAAGAAGCAAGTTTTATTAAAGAAACATTTATTCAAGAATATGAATGCAGAGAGATTACACTGATTCCAAGTACACAAGACGAAGCTATGAACAGTGAAATTGACATTGCACAGTTTGAAAGTGTTGACGAGATTGTATCTAAAGAGATTGAAGCAATTGAATCAGACAACTTTGACAAGAAAAAGCTGTTAGATATATACCGGGAGCTTGGTAGAGATGATTAAGATAAAAGAATTAACAGTTAAAAACTTTATGAGTGTAGGTAATTCTACACAAGGTGTTGATTTTGACCGCGAACAACTGACGTTAGTGCTTGGTGAAAACTTAGATCAAGGAGGTGACGATTCTGGGAGCCGTAACGGTACAGGAAAGACAACAATTATTAATGCGTTGTCATATGCTCTGTACGGCCAAGCACTAACTAACATACGCAAGGACAATTTAGTTAATAAAACTAATAACAAAGCGATGTTGGTAACACTTACGTTTGAAAAAGATGGTAGAAAATATCATATCGAACGTGGACGTAAACCTAATTTGTTAAAATTTAGTATTGATGATCAGGATCAAGAGATTACTGACGAAAGTCAAGGTGATAGTCGTAAGACTCAAGAAGATATCAACACACTTCTTGGCATGAGTCATACTATGTTTAAGCATATACTTGCATTAAACACATATACAGAACCCTTTCTATCATTAAAGAGTAATGATCAACGAGAGATCATTGAACAGTTACTAGGTATTACTATATTATCTAAAAAAGCTGACAGACTTAGAGAAGAATCTAAAAAAACTAAAGATCAGCTTACAGAAGAAACTGCTAGACTACAAGCAGTTACAACAAGCAACGAAAAAATTAAAGAAAACATTGATCGATTGCATACTAGGCGCAAGGCTTGGATTTCTCAAAATAAACAAGACTGTGACAAGTTAGATAAAGCAATTAAAGATTTAGAAAAGCTAGACATTGATGCTGAGCTAGAAGCTCACGATCTTCTTAGTACTTGGTCAGAAAAAACTACCAAGAGTAACAATTTAATCAAAGAACGATCAACAGTTGAACGTGCATTAGAACAAGCTGACAAGAATATGAAGAAGTCTGGTAAAGAACTAGACGATTTAGAACACGCAAAGTGTTATGCTTGTGGGCAAGACTTACATGACGACAAATTAGAAGAACTTGTAGAAAAATTACAAAAAGATTACGGTGATGCACACACATACCTAATTGAAATTGCTGATAAGTTTGATAAAGTTGTTACAAAGATTTCTGAACTAGGTGATATTGAAAGTAAACCTAATACATTTTATGAAAATGCTAAAGAAGCATACGAGCATAGAAGTAATGTTGATAATTTGAAGAGTGCATTAACAGCAAAGCAAGAAGAACTTGATCCTTATCAAGAACAGATTGATGATTTGAATGAAACTGCTATTCAAGAACTTAATTGGGAAGTTGTTAACGACCTAACTAGTGAAAAAGAACATCAAGACTTCTTGTACAAGTTGTTAACAAATAAAGATAGTTTTATTCGTAAAAAGATTATTGAACAAAACTTAGCATACTTAAACAACAGACTTACATACTATCTTGATAAGATCGGTCTTCCGCATACAGTTGTATTTAAAAACGATCTTACTGTTGAGATACAACAGCTAGGACAAGACTTAGACTTTGATAACTTGTCAAGAGGAGAGCGTAATAGACTTATACTTGGTATGAGTTGGTCATTCCGTGACGTATGGGAAAGTTTGTACCAGAATATTAACTTATTGTTTATCGATGAGCTTATTGATAGTGGTATGGATACTGCTGGTGTTGAATGTTCAATTAGTATTTTAAAGAAGATGGCTAGAGAACGTAATAAGAACGTATATCTAATTTCACACAAAGATGAATTAATTGGGCGTGTTACTAACGTGCTTAAAGTTATTAAAGAGAACGGATTTACTAGCTACGATAACGATATTGAGATTCAGTAATGCAAGACGATACACATGATCTACTTACAAAGGCGTACATGCGGTACTATAAAGCTAACGAATCATTTGAAATTCGTAAAAGCGAACGTACTAAGCGTGAAGCTCGTAAGTGGCTCAGTGAAATTAGACGACTATGCTCTGCTCGTCGAGTAGAGATCATGGACGACTTTACATCTAACAAGACAAACCACAATCAAGAACAATAATCACAGGCAACAGTAAGTAAGTTCATGCAGTGGACTTATCAAAACAAGAAAATAGAGGATCTTCCAACAGACTGCGAAGGTTTTGTATATTTGATAACAAACTTAACTAACGACCGCAAGTACATAGGCAAAAAATTAGCCCGATTTAAAACAACTAAACCGCCGCTAAAAGGCAGAAAAAATAAAAGACGTGGAACTAAGGAAAGTGACTGGAAAACTTATTGGGGATCTAGTGACAAGCTATTAGCAGACGTTGCAACATTAGGCGAAGATAAATTTACAAGAGAAATTTTGCATTTTTGTCCTAGCAGAGGCGTTTTAAGTTACATAGAGGCAAAGGAACAGTTTGATCGTAGAGTACTTGAGACCGATGAATATTACAACGGTATCATTAATGTACGAGTTGGCAGTTCTAAAATCTTAATCGAAGCATTAAAAAACATATAGGCACAACATAGCAACATTGATTGATCGGGGTTGCTCGATCCGCTAAGATTCTGCATGAAATACTGTCGATGGGTGTAGCGAGTTGCAAGGACAATACTAACTTAGGTATAAAAGATCGTGGCTCTGAGAAAAAGCAACCACTGAGTAAGTGATTTCGACTGTTAGGGATCAACTGCTTTCCGCGTATATTTGCGAATGCTGAAGTAGGGGGTATGCGGTACGCCGCCTCCGTTGTACTATATATTATACATTTAACTATTAAAATTGTTGAATGCATTGTATATCATACAAATCTTCTTTAACATGTTGTGGCGATGCTCACTCAGATAATGTAGGAGTTTCCACTTTTTTTAATTCGTCCGGCAACGGGCGAATTGTGGCTTAACTATCTAGATAATGCTAAAGTGCTTCGCACTTATATTATTCATATATAAACACTTGTTATATAAAAGATAGAAGTGTTTGAGCGATAGCGATAAACAACAAGTACGTAGTACTTGTTCCAAACAATACAATACACTCACAAATACAATAATATACATTAACATACAATTCTTAATGGACACTCGCGATTAATGTAGATCAGGATCACGACCGAATCCAGCTTTGATATAACTATGTTGTTTTTCAACAATAGTGTATTCTTCTTGGGGATTCATGTCATTTAACTGTTGCTGTGTTAGGAGGGCTTCTTCATAGCTGTATACTTGTGCTACTTCGATGTTGTTTCCATCCATTACAATATAATGTGTAACCATAGTCGAGTATTTACGGTTAGTTTGAGACTAATTAAGTATAAATATATTATATAAAGGAGTTTAAGCTATGAAAATAAATCAGATAGTAACAGAAACAACTATTTCTGAGGCTCCTGGCGGCAACGTACTTGGTAACTTAGCTAAAAAAGCAGGTGCTAAAGTAGCAGGCGCAGTTGGTGCAAAAGCAACAGCGGCTGGTATCCAAGGTGGATTAGATGCTAACGCTAGGGCAAAAGAAATATTTACGCAGTACAGATCATTTATGGGTCAAACAGGTGCTAACCATAAGAAGCCAAATGCAGAAGAAGTTATAGACTTTTTACAAAAACAAAAACTTCCAACAAAACAATTAGCAGGTAAGACAGGTCCAATAACTCCTAAAGAAGTTGACACTATTCTACAAGGTGTTTCGCAAGATTCATTTAAAGGACAAGCAGGTCAAGCGGCAGTAGGTCAAAAAGCGGCTCCAGCAAGTTTAGGTGATAAGTTTGGAGGAGGTGCCGCAGGCGGTAGTGCTCCAGGTGGTATTCCTGCAGATATCCAAAAAGCAATCGACGCACTTAGTCCTCAGGACAAAGCAGAACTAGCGAAATTACTATAAGGATCATAAAATGAAACTCACCGAAGTAATCACAAGCAAAACCCAAACTATTTTAAACGAAGGCTGGCAAGATCTAAATGAGACACAGCAAAATTACCTATCACGTTTTGAATTAGAGCTTTGGCCACTAGTTGAGTCTTATGCAAAATTATCAGAAGCAGAATTAACATCAGTTCAAATACAATCAATCTTTAAAGGCGCTGAAGAAACAGCAATGGCCAGTGGAGATAACAAAACTGCACTTGGTAAAGTTGGAGCGGCGGCAAAATTACCCGTTGACCTAGCTAAAAAAGTTGATGCAAAGATTAATGAGCTTGGCAAACTAGCACAACAAGCAGGTCCAATTAAAAATGCAGATGCTAAGTTTGAAGAACTTAAAAAGAAAATTGGTGACGGCGACAGTAAAATAAGTGCAGGCGTTAAAAAAATTAGTGACTGGGCTAAAGCAAATCCAGGCAAAGCAAGTTTAGCAGTAGGTATACTAACAACTATTGCGGCATTTGCCGGTGGACCATTAGGTGGTGCGGCCGCAGGTTTAATTTTACGTTCAACAAAAGATTTATTACAAGGTGAAAAACTTTCAAGTGCAGTAGGCAAGTCAGTTAAAACAGCGGCATATGGTGCTCTTGCTGGTGCGGCATTTAAATATATTTCAAGTGAGATGGTTGACAACATTGCAACTGCACAAGTATCAGAACTTGATGCTATGGAAGCGGCAATGAAATCAGATAATTTTATAACTGCTAAAGCAGATCTATTTGCAGACCTAGGCATGGACGTTGATGCACTTGACGGTGCAGTAAAAATGAAATTGTCAGGTAACCTTAACGGATTCTTTTACAACTACGACTCAGTTATTCCACCAGACATGATGTCACAGTACAAAGCATTAGAAGCCGCAGTTGACGGAGCAAAATCATTTAGCCCTGAACATTACAAAGCGGCAGGTGAATTTCATAACTTTATGGGACAGTTAGTTAGAAGCGATAGTGCAAAAGATTTAACAGCGGCATGGAATGCACTAAAAGAAATTCCCAGAGACAGTTTAAACATGGACCAACTAAGGCAAATTATAACAAGTGCTGAAAGTGGTGATGTTATTCTTAAAAATATGGCAGATGCCGGAGGAGCAATAGCGGCGGCGGCTCAAGGTGCTATGCAAACAGTTGACGATACAGCCAAAGATGCACAGAAAGCAAAACCAATTGATCCAGAAGAGAAAGAACAACTTGAATTAGATCTCAAAGGCGGCAGTGATGCAACACCAGTAGACAAAAACTTTGACAAAGGTCAAAAGATGTCTGACTTTGGAGCAACAGGCGACAAAGCAGAATCAATTGATTATGAAAATGCATTTGGTGAATACTTACAAGAAGCAGATCCTGTACAAGGCGAACTAGGGTTAGATAATCCAAACACATTAGGCGCTAAAATGAAACGTGGCGCAGGTAATTTAGCATCTAAGGCCGCAGGAGCGGTTAAGCAAGGTGCTGGAGCAGTTAAGAGAGGTGCCAAGGGTACGTTTAGTGCAGTTAAGCAAGGTGCTAAAGATGTAGGCAATAAAGTTACTGCTAACAAACTTAATAAAGACTGGAAGAAGGCAGGTGAACCAACTGACTCTGGTAGCATTGTAAACATATTATCAGGCGCAGGACTTACTAACGATCAAATAAGCAGTATTGCAGGATCAACACAAGCACCAATTAGTCCAGACGAAGTAACTAAAGCTGATGCACAAGCATCTACAGATGGTGCCGTAGACGCAACACAAGCGCCAACAGCAGGTGATAACACTAAAGCTACACAAGCACAAGCAACAACTAAAAATGACAAACAAGAGCCATCTAGCACAACTGCTCCAGGTGAAACTCCTAAAGCAAAAGGTGGTCCATCAGGTGGTGGAGTATTTAGAAATAAAGGACCAAAACCAAAAATTCCTGGTGGTGCTAA